TTATAGTCATTCATTTCGAATAACGTATCTATAGCAACCTCTTCAGCTATCTCTATCCCTGGCTTATATTTAAGCTGCATATATAATGATAACTCATCATCAGACTCAGGAATTTCTTCTTCTGGAACATTAAAAGCATCTACGCCTAATTCATTCTTAACTTGACTTAAGAATTTTTTAGCAACCATATCTTTTTCAATAGTCTCTTGGAATGAGTTCTTTTTCTCGGCAGACATAACATCTTGAGACTCAGCCTTAATTGTATACAAACGGTCATTCATACCATTTACTACAATATCAACAAACTTAGGTATAATAGGAACGATAGCCCAATCTAAATTAAGATAAGAACTATCACCATTAACAGCCATCTCATTTTTATACTTAGATATCGGCTGCTCTCCACGAGCATAAAGTCTTAATCTATGAAAATCACCATATTGACTGTAATATCTACAGCTCGCACCCCTTCTTTTAAACCACTCTGATTGAATAGCGTGAGCAACAGATAAACCATACTCTGGAGTTGCTTTCTCAGCATCCGTCGCCATTTGGTTTGGAAACGAAGTGTTTTTAATTATAGGTTCTCTATCCATATTTATTTATTTGGCTCTGTCCGCCATTGTTATTATATCTAGCAAAATTAACATTTATTTTTGACTTTTTTACCTCTTGAGAGTACTTGTGCCTTCTGTTAGCCATAATCGCTAATCCTGAGCTAATAGAGGCATCATATTTTGTTCTATTATTAAACTCAAACTTAGCCCAATCTTCTAACGTTCTAGTGAAATACATACTACCAATCTCATCTTGAAGTCTATACGTTCCCTCTATATCTATTCCAACGTATTCTTCTACATATGACTCTATAGCTGTAGCGTGCGCTTGTCTTACATCTTCAGATGAGTTAGGTATTCCACCAAGCTCTAGCTCTGTTTTTGACAGCTTACTTATATGTTTATCAGGTCTATTCATAGAGTAGCCTCTATACCCTCTATTTTTTAAATGATAAAGTAATCTAGGCTTATTGTTCTCTGCAAGTATAGACATACCATAAAAAACTAATGCCATTAACACCTCTTCATAAAATATCTCTGCTGTACTAGGTCTAGCTACATACTCTAAAAAGAACTCGTTTACAGGAGCATTATCCATATGATAAGCTGTCATTCCATGTAAAGCTCCATTGGATCCACCACCACCAACTACACCTGAGATATCATAACTATCACATCCGAACTTTCCTAAGTGATCGTTACCTGGATATTTCTTACCGTTTCTTGTTATTACGTTATTTCTTAAGTTTAAAGGAGGTAGCCAAGAAACTAAGAATCTCCCATTTCTGTCTGGAGTCCAGACTACTTCTGAATCTTGAACACCATTCTTCCAATGGAAACTACCTCTTGTCAAAAACTTCTCTTTTACAAGGCTGTCGTTATAATCTATCTGAGAGTATATCTTAGTAAGATTGAATAAAGACTCTTTAGACTCATCCCTGAAAGCGTGTGACTCTGTTCTAGGGAATTGTCGATAGAACTCATTAAGTGCGTCAGAATCGCTCTTTAGTGCTTCTACCTCATTATTCCAATACTCAATAACACCAGTGTCTATCATTTCACCATCCATACCTACAACTGGTTCTTCAGGAGTTTCAAATACAGGCATACCGTACTGGTCTATATATCCCTCAAAATTCCACTCCATAGGAATGAATAACGAGTATAACCCACTCTTAGTTTGACCATTTTTAGATCGTTTGTTTGGGTCTGAATCTAGATATAACGTCTTGTAATTATCCCCACCTTTAGATAGAGCATTTGATGTTGAACCCATCATACACTTTCCTATAATCTTACTACCTAAACGTAAACAAGTCTTTCTAACTCGCCATCCATTTAGTATGTTCATAGGTTTTTCCAATTTCGCCGATTCGTCCTCCACTAGCATAAGTAGCTTCTCACCATCATATGCGTTGTCAGATGTATTCTTCCAGTCAATAGAAGTATCTAAGCCTTCCATTTCTTCACCATGAATTTCCTCCATGTTCTTTTTAGTAATCTTACTAGCTGGAACACGAAACGCTATCTCAGTCTTTGGATTAGTCATACCATCTCTTACAGGTTGAAAGAAGAATGGATAATTATTTACAATAGGTACAACCTTATCCGTAAACATCTTCTTAGCATCATTACCAGTCTTTGAACATATACCTAGTCTTGCGTCTTTGGCTAATGTACCAATATTAGATATTTCAGAAGAACTCATAAAAGAAAATCCCGAACGTCTATTTTTTAGATATAACATCCCAAAACATCTATTATCTGCCTTACAAGCTTCCCAAAATATAAAGAATATTCTATTTGATTCACGGAAGTCAGGCAGACCTATATCTATCTTGGACCATTGTAAATACATATAATGACTACCAGGTATATAGGTAGGTACATTGTTATTCATAAACCAATGCCCATTATCTCTTCTATCGAACTCTTGCTCAATAAAATCTACATATCTAGCTTTAAATGCGTTATCTTTTCTGTTCCAATCAAATATGGTTTTGATTTTAGATAGTTCTTTAGGGTATTCTTGTGCTACCCATCTATTTTCTTCTTTAGGAAGTTTATCAGGCTTCTCAGGTATAGCTATCCTAACACCATTAATATTATATATCTCACCTGATATTTTACCAGTCTTAGATATAACTACAATATCATGTTCCTTATTATATCCGTATTCAAAATGACGCTTCTTGCTATCAATCTGTTCTACAGTATATAAAGCATATTTATCGTCTATCATTTCTTCTTACTACTTTTAGCAGCTTGTTCAGCCCAACCACTCTTAGATGTATCAGGGACATTTATGACTGTTTCATCAGCTCTATCTCTAATTTCTTGTATCTTATCTAAGATTTCCATAGCATCTAAGAACGCTAATTTTTTAGCTGACGCTGCATTCTTCATTTTATCTGCCGTGATATCTTCCTCAGCATTCCTTATTATAGGCTCTTTTAAAACCTTAATAAGCTCATCAACAGCTAATTCTGCTGCATCTAATATTCTACCTTGTTTTGATTTTAAACTTTCAGACATAAGCTACTAACTTTCATTCTGTACAATCTTCTATCGTCTATTCTAAATTCATACTCGCTATCAGGCAAGAATGATACCGTATCATCTATGCTTACTAACGAATTATTTATCTTAGGGAAATAAACAACCTTACCCATTAACTCCTCCTCAACACCCAAAGATGCTCTATAAGACTCTTTCTTCTTCAATGGCTCTACAAAGCAGTAAGGGTAAGGTGCTGTCCATTTATTGTCATTAATATCTCTATACAAATATAGCTGTTCTTGTTCAATTAAAAATATACCATCTTTATAGTGATGCCAAGCGCTGCGCTCTTTACCCTTCATGTCATAATATACTCTGAAAACATTGTGGTGAACAATAACTAAATCCCCCTTTTTTACAGGTCCATCATAGAATATTGGAACATCTAAAACTATTCCTACTCTCTGTGTTACTCTATGGTCTTCTAAGGATGAGCTTATTATAAATTCACACTCACCATACTTACGCACGTTGTCGTATCGCTTACCTTCAAATGGCTCGATAATAAAATAATGTGGGGATTTCATTTGATTAAAAGTTTATATTAAATTCAATTACCTTTGGAACTGTCTCACTGAAAGCTTTCCAAAGCATAACCTCTCTATCTTTAGATATGAAAATCTGTATTGATCCATTATCTAATTGTCTAATGGTGTCAATTGAATAAGATTTATCTAAAACCTCTTGCCCTACAATATAGTGCATAGAAGTTTTGTAATCTGGACCTATGGATATCTTACGAATTAATTGCATGGATTTCACCTGTTTGCAAGTCAACTCTTCCTTCTCCGTATTTACCTTCGATAGAATTTTGCTCCTTAACAAGTATGTCAAAAGCTAACTCGATATTTAATAATGCGCTTTCTTTCTGACGTTTTAATCTTTCTTGATTAATACTAATGTCAGCTATCTGACTTTTTAAGTCGAAATAATCTTCACGAGCCCTTTTATAAGACTCTAACTCTTCTTTTGTTAACTGTTTCATATTAAATTAAATTTATGTCCCAAATATAGTAATTATTTGGGACATAATATCTAACTTATCGCAGTAATTATTCCGTTAACTACAGTTATTGATGTAGGATTAGCGATAGTTCCATTTATACCATTAGTTAATATGAATGTTTTTATACCATCAATAGTATAATTCTTAGTGCTCCCATCTGCTGCATCTGTACCGATAACCTTATCTTTACCAGTTATAGTTGCATCTGTACTGTAATCTTGATCTATTCTTCCCATTTTATGTATTTTGTTTTACCGTTAACTTTTATAGCTCTTAATATCTGATTTCTATTTCCTTCCTTTTTGTAAGATACATGAACCCACGCTGGAATTTGGCTATCTCCAAACTCGTATATCAACTGATCTACAGTTAGATTGTCCTTTATGTAGTCAAATATATCTCTATTTGTAGCACCTTTTATAGCTTGTAAGTCCATAGCTGCACCGTTAGTTGCTGTATGTTGACTTGTAGAACTCCCTCCAATAGCTTTATTTAAAGCTATAGACCTGAAGAAAGAGCTTATTCTTATTGGATTGTCTATCTTTTCTCTTAATGGTTCGAATACTTTTTCAGCTAGTAATTTCATATTTGATAACTGAATATCGTTAGGCGTATTGTCTATTTTACGAGCCTTAGCAGTATTACTAAACGTTGCCTCTTTATAACTTATATGTTTACTAATATTTTCCATTATTTTACAATTAATAAAGTTGCTATTCCTATACTAGCTAAAACAGTCGCTAATTTCTTACGTTTCTTTTTTTTGTGTAAATCATTTAGTTCATTTCTTTGAATCATTATTACACTATCTTTTAATTCAATCAAATGATTTTGATTAGACATAACACTATCACACGCTTCAACTAATTCATCGTAGTAGCGTATATTTAACTCTAGTTGCTTTATTATTGTATCTTGCGTTTCAATGATTAGAACGGTATCTTTAAGTTCTCTAGCGAGGTCTAAACTATCCTTATAACGCTCCACTTGACTTGTTAAACCTTTAATCCTACCTTTATCTTGTACTATCTTAGTTTTCCATATTGTAACAATGCTATCTTTACCATGTATAACGTGTTCAATAGTTTGAAGCCTACCAGCTGAATACATTGGTCGCTTTTGGAATAGTAAATACACTATAACACCTATCAATAACACAATCAAAAGTTCCTTGTATCTCATTTTTTCTCCACTCTTTTACCTATTGAATCAGTTAATTTAGTACCTAAAGCTACACCTACCATAGTTGCAAATACATCATATCTAAAGCCTTCTTTATACAAATCAAACACAACCATAAAATTAACTAAATTCCAAGCACTAAACATAGTTAAAGAGGTTCTACTCCACTTACCATCTTTTTTTAACGTGTCGTTAATTAAGCTAAATAGATGCTTTTTCATTTCTTAACCTCTTGAAGTAGTTTTACAAATGCTTCAGCTTGATTTGTCATTGTTCTTTCAGCGTGTCTAATAGCTTTTGTTAACTCCTCAAATTTACCGTTAAACTGTTCAAACTTTAATTCCATTATACGCTCTAAATTAGCTATCTCGCTAGGCATCTTCTCATCTAATCTCTCCACTCTACCTTGTAATTTAACTACCTTATCGTGCATCTCCTCGCTTTTCTTTTCGCTTTCCATGAACTTATTATGCAAGTCTTTAAAGAAGTATCTTACTACTCCAAAAAGTACTGTTATAAGTCCCACAAATATGTAGTTAGGTGCTTCCATTATAATATTGTTTCAGTCCAATTAGCACCCTCGCAAATAACAAGCATCTCCTCACGTGTGTATGTGTTAAAACTATCTCCCTCAACAACAAATAATTGTCCATCTAGTGAACGTCTTACTGTATCTTTAGTTGAAAATCCACTACATAGTGAAAAATCAAATGTTTCTATTTCTGAAATTGGTCGTATATCGTATCCCATTTTTTTATTTTTTAAGGTGTATATTGTAACCCAGCACCACCGTTATATAATTCTGTTACTTCTGATGCTGTTAATTGTCTATTCCATAACGCTATCTCATCTTGATAACCACTTAAAAATACACTTGTTTGTCGCATACCAAAATCAAAACCATTATTCAAATCCAAAGCATTACAACTAGAGAACGTATTAGTTTGTGAAGACGCATCTTTTACTCCATTAATATACATATCCGCTTTTTTGGCTGTATCATTATAAGATATTATAATATTATACCAATTGCCTTGAGTAAAAGTTATTATTGATGTTTGATTATTAAATATACCATCAGTTCCTTTCATTTGATATACTACTTTATTTGTGTTAAATAAGATATTAAGAGAACCATTGGCAAATGTTCTGGAATTTAAAGATTGCATACAAGGTTTAATCCCTGATAAAATAGTAGGATTTACCCATAATGAAATACTGAAATCATTAGTTATACCTAAACTTCCTGTAAAATTAACATAATCATTAACCCCATCTAAGCTAAAACCTTGATTAATAATACCAGTCCCATACGTTGCACCATTAATAAGTGTACCGTCATTTCCGTTTCCTGTAGCATCGTTTGGTGTGTTGTCTGCTGTGTAGTAAGCTACAAGCCCATCCCAAAGAGTACTAGGAGTTGCACCACCAAATATGTAAGGATTTATAATCATAATAACCTAGTTCCTATTAAGTAAACTTTTAACCCTGTTTCATCTGCTCCACCTGTAACACCATCAATGTCAACTGTAATAACTGAATTATCAGCTAAAGCACTATCCGATATAACAGCAGGTGTTGTAGCTCCAACCGAAGTAGTATCTCCAAAGTCAATAGTTAATTTAGTTGAAAGTATTGAAACTCCTCCTTCATTAATATCTATTGTTGTAGCTCCTGAAGTTGAACCTGCTCCAGTTAAACTTGCTCTTACCTCTGTTACAGTCATAGCGTAAGGCATTCTAAAAGTAATTTTTGCAGTACCAGTTGTTAATGCTGTAGTTTCATCTGAACAAGCTAACGATTCGGTAGTGGATATAGAACTAACAACTCCTGTTTGGTCTATATTATCCCACTTAGAAGAGGAAGAGTTATATATTAAAGGAATGTAAATATAAGTGCCTACTACTGTTGTCGTTGGCAATCCTGTTCCAGAATATCCTGCACCCCATGTAATACCTCTAGCTGTACCATCATCGTAAATACGAATAATCATAGCCTGACCATTTGAAGGTGTGCCACTAGGGTTAGCGATAGTCAAGGCTTCTGCTTGTGCTGTAATTACTACTTCATCATCCGTATCAGCGTTTGGCGTAACAGTTGCTGCTGAAACTACAGACTGAATGTTAGGTTGATGAGTACCGTAAGATGATGTCTTACCATCGTGATCTACCTTAAACTTATCTTCTGTAGCACCTGTAGAAAAATTCTGACCTTGTATAAGTAAGTAATTACCAGACGTAGTTCTTAAATCCTTCTTGACTAAAAGCCCATTACTTACTCCAGATGTTGTTCTACTGTAAATATATCCAGCATACCTACTACCGTTAGCTGACCCTGAATTAATAAATATAGGACCGTTACGCTGTATAAATGCTGTCTTATTTCCTCCTGCATCTATATCTGTACCATACAGAAAAAATGGTGTAGACTGAACTTTAGGTACATCAT